GGCGAACTCCTCGGGCACCAGGGCTCCGCCGGTGGCGTTGCTATTCTCGCCCATCGCACGGGCCTCAACGCCGTGGTCGCGGCACCACCGGATGTCGTCTTCCTTCTTGAAGACGGTCGCACGAAGCCAGCGTCCGCAGCGATACGCGCTCTCGACCGAATCCGGCCCCTCGTTGAAGGCTCGGAGCGACGTGTAGTGCGGCTGAATCGGGCGAATCTCGACCTTCCGCTCCTCGACGGGGGCGGGAGCCGGAGCCGGAGCGGCCTTCTCGACGACGGCTCGGAGTTCCTTCTCCTTGTCGGCGAGGCGACCCTCGAACTCGAGGTCGGCCTTGACCGTGTCGGCCTCTTCGGACAGCTTCCGAAGCTCGGCGGTCTGCTCTTCCGACCGCTCGTCGATGTCGGCCAGTTCGGTCATCCGGGCGGCAATCGCCGCGGCACGATCCTGAAGTCGCTTGAGATTCGAGGGCATCTTGGCCTTGCTCCTTGTTGAGCCGGCCAAACGCAAACGCGGCGGCCGGCGGGTGTTCCCGCTAGCGCGCCGCATCGTGAATCCTCACGCTGCTCGTGCTGTCCTTTGCAGATTCCCCTGCAAAGCGATGTATCTACCTGTAGTGTATCCTCACAAGCCCTTGCCGTGCAAGGGAGTCGCGAGAATCGCAGCCTTGAGGCCGGCGATCTTCGCCATGAAGTCAGTCGTGTCGGCACTGACCTCGACGGTGATCTGCGTCTCTCGCTCTTCGGCCGGCTCCTCGACGCTTCGGTCGGCGTCGAGTTGAGCGACCTTGCGGGCCGACCAGTTCTTGGCCGCTGTCCCGCCCCAGAGAAGTCGGGCAACAAAGAAAGGCGAGTAATCGGGTGGCTCATCCCAGCCTTCAGACTTGCTTCCTGAGTCGTGCCGGGCGAACCAGGCATTCATCTCGCGAACCCAGTCGGGATTCATCTCCTCCCGGCGGGACAGGCGATTCGCCCTGGCGACCGTCTCTGGCTTCAGGCCGTCGCCGCTCAAGCCCTTTTCGTGCAGTTCGAGGCCGCGGCGGGCAGCCGACGCCATCCCGGCCGTCGGCCGCAGCGAGACTTCCCGCTCGTCTTCTTCGGATGGCTCGGGCAGCGGGTCGATCTTCGTCAGCGTGCTGGCTCGGTGGCCGACCAGCCGCTCGGTTTCCTCCCAGCCGTCCCCGTCGCGGTCATAGATGCGAATCATCACCGCGGGGTCGTCCGGCGTGCCGTTGATCGTGAACGACGAGTCGGGCACCTCGATCTGGCCGTCGGTGACGATGCGGGTAATCCGGCCGCGGGACTTGCCGTTGGAGAATTCCCACTCGACGAAGTCGCCAACGCTGATCTCGTCGGCCTCGGCGCGAGTCTCGGCCTGAGCCATCTCGAGGGCTCGCTTTGAGACGTAGCTCTCGGTGGCAAGATACGCCGGCGTATCGACTGGGCCGGCATCGCCGAGGAACGAGAACTTCTTGATTCTGCGAATCATTCGGCCTTTGTCGTCCCGCTTCCACTGCTCATCAGCAGGGCGGGAACGGAAGGCGAATGAGCTTCCGCGAACATCACCTCTCTCGATCAATTCGACGAGATCAGCGGCAGCCCGCGGCGGGTCGATCTCGTAGCGGAGGCCGCGCTCATCGACGAAAAGTCGCATCGTCCCGCTGGAGGTTCGCCCGATCACCCGCTCGTGGTTGTACTTGCCGAAAACGTCGGGATTCGAGGCCATCACCTCATCGAAGGCGCCGCGCTCCACGATCTCGACGAACCCTCCCAAGTCCTGCGATTCGGACTCAAATACGGCCGCATAGCCGCGGATGACGGTGCGGCCGTTGTCGTCGGCCTTCACCTCCAGCCCTGGCTGCTCAGAGATCAGCCTTCGCTCAAGTTCGCACGTTCCGTCCATTGGGCCGTTGCCTCCTCGTAAGGCTTGCCGGAGCGATGACACTCCAGCAGCCGCTCCCTTGTCTCTTCCATCCATTCTACCGCGAATGCGTCGATGTCGCGTCCAGTCGCCAATGCGGCGTCATGGAGTTCCGTCTTCATTCGCTGCTCGTGGCTCTCGAGCCACGCCTGCAACTTGGCAGGCTTGTTGCGTCGCTCCAGAATCCCGTCGGCCTCGACCGCGGCGAGCCGCCGAAGCGTTGTGCGGAAGAGCGCCTCGCGGGCATCGGTGACCGCGGCGTCTGCCGGCGTCGGGCCTTCGTTGCCGTCCAACTGGTCTTCATCCACCTCTGGGGCAGCCGGCTCGTCAGCCGGAGTGGCCGGCTGCGCCGGGTTCTCAGGCTGACCGTTCGGCGTCTCCACGGTGAAAGCGTCCAGCAACTGCATATTCACCTGCACGAACCGCTTGTCGCCCAGGCCGTCGGGCAGGGGGTTGTAGCCGATCTGAGCCCGAACCTCGTCCACGCTCAGAGCGCCCATGTTGAACGCCTCCCGCATGAACTGGGCTCTGGCGGCGAAGTCGCCGGCCAGGAGGGCCGTTGTGTCGAACTCGACGAAATACTCGCGATCCTCGGTGATCAGGTCGCGGCGGCAGGCAAACTGCCAGCGGCGAGTGTGCGGATAGATGCAGAAAGTCACGAAGTCGATCGCGGACTGCTCGACCGTGCTGTGCCGAACATTCGTCAACTCGCCGAGCATGTGCAACGGCAACCGGAAGATGCGAGCCACCTCCTCGACGGCGAAGCGGCGCGTCTCGACCAGGGCGCTGTGCTGGTTGTTGACGGGGTCGGACTTCTTGTGAAATCCATGCGGCATGACGACCGTTTTGAACGCTTTGTCTGGCCCTCGGTGGGCCTCGTCCCACTGCTGCTTGAACCGCTGGATGGCGTCCGGCTTGAACGGCTGATCAGTCTCAATGTAGGTGCCGCTCTGAGCCCCGTTGGCAAAGAATGACGACGAGTAGAGTTCCGTCGCTCGGGCCAGCGAGATCGCGTCGCCAGCCAGCGTCGTTGGGACGTAGCCGGTCACGCCGTCGCTCGAGAGCCAGCGAAGGTGAAAAATCTGATCCTGCCGGTACATCGTCGGCGTCGGGCTGCCGTCCTCGCGATACTGGTACTGAAGCCGGCCGTTCTCGAGCCGGACGATCTCCATGCGCGAGGCGTGCAGCGGCAGGAGTTGATCGACGCTGCCGCGGCGGCCCGGCTTGATCAGCGAGTAGGCGTTGCCCCAGAGGAGCATCTGGCTGGTCATCCACTCCCGCCACTCGAAGCTGGTCATCCAGTCATTCGGCTGGTAGGCCAGCACCTCTTGCAGGGGATGCTCCTCGGCGATCTCCTTGCCGCCGCCTGGGATGCGGCGGTAGACGTTGAACGGCATCGCGCCGATGCTCTCGGAGAGCGTGCGGACGCAGGCCAGGACGGCCGAGCAGTAGAGGCTTGTCTCTGGGGAGATGTAGACGCCGCCGGCACCCTTCCTGCTCTCGATGATCTCCTCGAAGACGCGCGAGAGGCTGGCCCGCATCTCGTAGAGGTCGCCCGCCTCGGCGTACTGAGTTTCCGGCATTTAGAACACCACCAGTTGGGGGTCGTCGTCGATTCCCTTGACCTCGGCACTTGCGAGGCCCAGCGCCATGATCAGAGCGACGGCCGCATCAATTCGGCTCGTCGAGTTTGAGTTACTTTTGGTTGGTTTAATGTTGCCGGCGTCGTCCTGGCGAACCTGAATGTTGCTGGCGTGTAGCACAAGGGGCGGATTGCCGGCGTGACGCAGTTTTTGTGCGATCACGAGGGTTTCGAGCAGTTTTGTGGGCGCCGACATTGAGGCATAGCCCTGCCCATAAGGCTTTACATCAATGCCCTCGTTCACGAGTTGGGTTGTAATGTGTGTGGCATTCCAGCGGTCAATTGCCACGCCTCGGACTACGTTTTCCTCGCAAAACGAGAGGACGTAGTCGCGAACCACGTCATAATCCGTGATGTCTCCTTCCGTTATTCTACAAAATCCGTCCTTGGCCCATTGGCGGTAGGGGGCTTCAGAGCGATCGGCGTTGGCCTCGGGGATGAAGATGTGAGCGAAGGCATCGTAGGTGCCGTCAGGGCTGCCGTTCTCGTCTAAACCCGGCCAAACAGCAGCAAATGCCGTAGTGTCTTGTGTACTCGACAGGTCGAGGCCGCAGTAGCAGGGCCGGTCGCCAGGTGGTCGGAGAGGCTGGCCGCAGGCTTCAAATTGGCCGGTGCGGAAGAATTTGTCGGCACCGTTGCTGCACCACTGGTTCAAATAGAGCGTCCGAAATTTGAGCTCCTGAAACACCGACTCCTTCGCCAGGGCGGCCTCCCTCTCCATGAACTCTTTCCGCACGGTGATGCCGTAGTTCGGAGCAGCAGCCTTCCACGTCTCCTCCGAGTAGGGGTCGGCATCGTCCTCGGCGGCGTAGATGCACGGCAGGAAGGTCGGGTCGTCGATGATGCCGTCGCGAACCTTGACCGCCCGCTGCCACTCGTCATAGCAGGGGCCGACGCGATCCATACCGGCCGTTGTCACATAAATCACGAGCGGCTCGGCTCTGGCACCCATGCCCGACTCGAGCACATCGACCAGATCGCGGTTTGGCTGGACGTGATATTCGTCCACAATCACGACGGACGGGTTGAAACCGTGCTTGCCCTTGTGCTCGCTGGAGAGGAACTGAATGGTACTATTCGTGCTCGGCACGACGATCGAGTTCTTGTATATCTTGCAACGCTTGAGCAGGCCGGGGCAGGACTCGATGTAACGCGAGCAGGCTGTAAACAGCAGGCTGGCCTGCTTGCGGTCGCCGGCGGCAATCAGAATTTGACCGCCGTGCTCGCCGAAGAATGCCTCGTAGGCGCCGATCACGGCGCACATGGCCGTTTTGCCCTGCTTCCGCGGCAAAGCCAGCAGGCTCCGCTGGTACTGCCGGCGGCCGTCGGGCCGGAGGGTGTTGAAGAGCTTGTTGAGATACTCGTCCTGCCAGGGCTCCGGCACGAAAGGTTGACCCGTGAAGGGGCTCTCAGTGTGCTTCAGTAGCCTAGCGAACTGGCGGATGTCAACCCGACGCGGCATCGTCGAAAAGCTCGTCCACGGGGTCGGTGACCACCTTGACCGCGCCGTACCCGAGGCGGGTTCGGTCGGCCGGCGTGAGCCCCAGGACGGTTTCCAACTGCCGAAGCTGCTCGTGGCAGTGGTTGCTCTGAGCCTGCCAGCCGCACGGGCGGGAGAATCTGAGCGAACCGTCGGGGGCCAGAACCTCGACCCAGCCAGACTCCAGTTTGGCTAGGCGTTTTTCGGCCTCCTGCCATCGATCCCAAACGATCGCGTAGCGGGCGATCACCTCAGTGTCGGACTGGGCCAGAGTGCCCATATCGCGTGTGAAAATGCAGACTTGGCGAAACATCGCCTTGGCCGGCTCCCGCATCCACTCCGGCGGCTCGGGCAGTTCGTCTACCTTGGTGCCGAGTTCCTCGCGGGTGTCGGCCTGCCGCGAACCCCGCATCTGGAGAATGTGTTTCGGTAGTGGTGCTGGGCCTTTTGCCATGCCCTAAAGTCTAAACCAGGCGACTAGCCGGCCGCAAAGGAGTCGCGGGGCAGGGGAGCAAATTGGCTGTACTCTGACAAACACGCTCAGGCA